GGCCAGGCAAAGGAATTGTACCGCTGTGCAAGTCTGTATCTGGAATTTTACCGGGGGGTGGGTTGATGCTCATCCATAAGCCCACTTGCCCGGTTAATTACCGGATGTGCAATCAGACGGTTACGGTATACCACCAGGACGGCAATAAGTACGTCCGTACAGTTTATGATCGTGCGTTTTTAGATTACAAAAAGACGCAAACCGTAGACAAGACCGGCAGTAAGGAGGCAAATTCCTTCCTGCTGGTCATCCCAGGAGACGCCCAGCGCGTTTTTATTGGTGATAAGGTATACGACGGTGTCGGTCCGGAAATCGCCGACAGAGAGGCGTGGGCGGCTTTTATACCCTCCAAGGTGCCGGGACTAGTAGTAGTCGGCTATGCAGATTCCAAGAAATGGAACGGCACGATCGTGCATACGGAGGCCGGCGGATGAAAAAGACAATACTTTGCCGTATGCCGGACGGTACAACCGCTACCCTCACGATGAAGGAAGCTAACCAGATCATCCGGGATAAAGGCCTTGCACCGGGTGGCGACGCTCAGGCATTTCATACGCAGAATGTGCTGCGGCGAATCAAGAAATATATGCCGTTCCTTTCCGGTGCGCTCTATAAGATTACGCAGATCCAGACGGATATCCGGAAGCCCTATATCATTACCGATGCACCCCAGGCAAAGTATTTATTTCACGGCAAGGTGATGATCGACCCGAAGATCGGTGCAGCCGGCTTTATGACACCGGAAGGCTGGAGATCCCGGAAGGGCAGTGTCAAGGTGCTGACCTCCCGGAATCTGGTCTATACCAAAACAAAAAATCCGCAAGCCGGTCCCAGGTGGGATAGAGCGTTATCCGCAGCAGAAGGAAGAGCTATGGCGGCTGATCTGCAGCGATATATGGCAAGAAAGGGGTAATTTATGTCTGATCTTGAAAAAATCCGCACTTGGCTGCTGTCTTATCCTAAGATAGCAATGGCCCACGGGCTAAAGGTGGACTATTACTCCGAAGCTCCCGAAGGCAGCAGTATTGCACCGTCAGGCCTGCAGGAGATCTCCAGTTCGGAGGATATTCTTGGCAATATCACTGTGGAAAACCAGTTGAATTTTGCACTCCACTTCGTATTCCCCAAATCGCCGGAGGATGATGTCGGCGCCACCGAGAATGCAGAGTGGCTGCTGGAGCTGCAGCAATGGATTCAGGAGCAGAGTATCTTGCGGAAGATACCTGCCTTCGGTGATGATCCCAAGAGTGAAACAGTCAAGGCACAAAATGGCGAGTTGGCATATGCCGATGCCGACGGTACCGGAATCTATACGGTGCTGTTATCGATTAACTTTATCAAAAAATATGAGGTGAATTAAATGGCAAAAATTGAACGCAAGTACCTGGCGCACTATATCAACACCGCAAAGACCGGTGAGGAAGCCTATGAGCGACTGGGTAAAGACCTGGAAGAGTTTAGCCCCGAGCTGGCTGCGCAGGTCGATACCAAGAAGAATATTCTTGGAGAAACTTCCATTCTCATCTCCAGCTATGAGAAGACAGGCTCTGTTGAGCCTTACTACGCGGAGAAAGATTCCCCGCTGTTTACCCGTTTGCAGGACATCATTGACAATCAGTCGGTCCTGGATGAGCTGAAGACCGATGTGGTCGAGGTGAAGCTGTGGGATGAGTCTGAGGCTGGTGATTATCCCGCTATTAAGGAAGAAGCTTATATTGAGGTCACTTCCTACGGTGGAGACACCACCGGCTATCAGATCCCCTTTACATTGCACTTTACCGGTGTTCGCACAAAGGGCACTTTTAATGTGTCCACTAAGAAATTCACCCCCGCGTAATAACAAAAGATATCCCGTCCCAGAAACTGGGGCGGGATAACTCTATATGGAGGCTATTATGGAAAAGATTGTTTTCGACAGTGGCGTAAAAGAATATCAAATCAACGATAACGGTGTCCTGCGATTCAACCCCAGCGACCCGAATGTATATGCGCGATTTTTTGACGCAGCGGAGCAGATCCAACAGATCGAGAAGGATCTGGTCGCAAAGGGCGAAAGTCTTAATAATGCTGAAAACAGCGGTGAGGCTGCGATCCGTCTGATGCAGGAAGCGGATACAAAAGTCAAGGAGATCCTCAGCGATGTATTTGGCGAGGGCAATGACTTTGACGAACTGCTGGGCGGTGTGAATCTTCTGGCTGTTGCCGGCAACGATGAACGTGTGATTACTAATCTGATGCAGGCACTGCTGCCTATTATTGAGGAAGGTGCGCAAAAATGCGCTGACCAGCGGGTGGGCGATGCGGTTCAGCTCGCACAGAAGAACCGGGCACAGCGCCGGGCACAGAAATGACACCCTGGGCACTTCCGGAAACCGCGACGATCGGCGGTACGGAGTATGAATTGCATACGGACTACAGAGATATCCTCGAAATTATGGGTTATCTGGATGATCCTGACACCCCGGAGTATTTGCGGTGGCGGATTGCTGTCGCGCTCTTTTTTGAAGGAGAGATGCCGGCAAAGGATATGCAAGAGTCTATGGAATATTTGGCGGCTTTCATATCCTGTGGCGAAAAGGATTCTAAACCCGGTCCTAAGCTTCTGGACTGGGAGCAGGATGCAAAGGCAATCATTGCGGATGTAAACAAGGTCGCCGGCAGAGAGATCCGCAGCCTACCGTATTTGCATTGGTGGACATTTCTTGCGTATTTCCAGGCGATTGGCGAAGGCCAGTTATCCACGATCGTATCCATCCGGGATAAGCTGCGCCGTGGCAAGAAACTGGAAAAATGGGAACAGGACTATTACCGGGAAAATAAGTCCCGGATCGATTTTAAGAAAAAATACTCTGCCGAGGATCTGGCAGAACAAGAACGGCTGAAAAAGCTGCTCGGTGAATAACTGCAGGGAGGTGAAGTTGTGTCAAAAGCTGATGGAAAAGTTGTAATCGACACTGGCCTGAATAACAGGGGGTTAGAAAAAGGAATAAACAACATATCCGGCTCTCTGGGAGGATTAAAATCTGTTGTCGGAAAACTTGGTGGCATTATGGCCGCAGCTTTTTCTGTAAAGGCTATAGTTGATTTCTCCAGGGCAGCAATCGAATTGGGATCCAATTTGGAGGAAGTCCAGAATGTTGTTGATGTTTCCTTTGGCGCGATGGCAGGTGCAGCGGAAGAATTTGCCTCTACGGCAATTACAAAGTTCGGTATGTCCGAATTGGCAGCAAAGCGAACGGCATCTACCTATATGGCTATGGCAAAAGGTATGGGAGTTGCTGACGGAGCTGCAAGTGATATGTCTATAACATTGGCAGGGCTGTCCGGAGATGTCGCATCGTTCTATAACTTAGACCAGGAAGATGCCGCCAAGAAATTGCAAGGCATATTCACAGGCGAATCAGAAGCGTTAAAGTCTTTGGGCGTGGTTATGACTCAGACTAACCTAAAACAGTTTGCCCTTGAAAAAGGTATGAACGCCAATATTGAGACAATGTCTCAGGCGGAACTGGTGGCACTTCGGTATGCCTTTGTGACGGATGCCCTCTCTCTTGCGGCTGGTGATTTTGAGCGAACACAAGACAGCTGGGCGAACCAGACGCGCATCCTCAGTATGCAGTGGCAGCAATTTATGGGGACTATGGGACAATCTCTCACTACCGTGCTGACGCCAACTGTTAAACTGCTTAACAATCTGGTAGGTGTACTGAACAATTTAGCTTCTAAGATTTCGACAGTAGTTGCCAGTTTGTTTGGTAAAGCTACTACACAAACTGAAGCTATGACCAATGCTGCTGAGAAGGGTTCTGAGGCGGAAAAGGAATTTGCTGAAAGCATAAATGAGGCAGGGAATGCTGCAAAGAAATCCCTGAGTGGATTCGACGAGCTGAATCAGTTGCAGGATAAAGATACACCAAGCGTTAGCGATTCAGAAAGCGGTGGCGGCACCAATGAAACGATAACTGCAAGCGTAGAGGTTGCGGACACGATGTCCCCAGCACTACAATCTCTTGTCGACCGGATAAAAAAGTTTTTTGAGCCGATACGGCAAATTGACCTAGCACCTGCAAAGGAAGCGCTTTCAGAGCTTGGCAAGGCTCTATCTAACTTGGGATCCCAAATATCGGAGAAGTTGGAGTGGGCTTGGTTTAATGTTCTTGTACCATTTGGAAAGTGGACAATAGAAAAGGCGGCACCCAAAGTTGCAGAGTTGTTGGCACAAGCATTTGACACCTTTGGGAAAGTGATCAATGCAGTATGGCCGGCGCTGGAAAGACTATGGTCAAACTTTTTAAAACCTGTGGCGGAATGGACCGGAGATGTGTTTATAGACACGTTAGAAGAGATGACAGATTTGTTCAGCGATCTTGGAGATCTTATATCCGGAAAGATATCGTTCAGCGAGTTTCTTAATGGACTAACGGCAACGCAAACGGCACTTGTATCCATCATCACATCACTGATAACGATTAAGGCAGTGGCGTTAGGTATAAAATCGTTTAATGCTATCACAGGTTTTGTAAAGAGTATCAAGAACCTAAATGCTGTTGGAATAATAGGTAAGCTAGGTGAGGTGTTTGCAATAACCTCCAGTGGTGCTGGAACCTTTACTGAGGCAATGGATTTTGCTTTTGGCAAGGGAGCTTCTATAATTGCGGGCATCGCTGCTGTGGCGGCTGGCATTACTTTGGTTGTTACGGGTGTTAAGGATTTTATAAAGAATGGTGCGAGCTTAAAGAATACGATTCTGATTATTGGTGGAGCTATTGCAACAGCAGTGGGTTTGGCCACTGCTGGCTTGTCCGTGCTACTTTCAGCTATTATTGCTGCAGTAGTGGCCGTTGGTGCTTTTGTTGCTGCTATTTTGTTAGAGGAAACGGCAATTATGGGTGTTGAAGAGGCACAAAAGAATCTAACTGCAGCGAAGGAAGCTGCGGCAGAGGCGGAGAATGGCTATATCAATGCGGTAGATGCGGCTGAATCTGCATTAACAAAATTGAAGGATGCGGAAGCGGCTGCTGGAATAACTGGCGAGGAACTTTATGCGCAAGTCCAGAGTGGCACTTTAGATTACGCGGATATGACAGCTGCGCAAAAAGAAGTATATAAGGCCTATCTCGACAATGAGGAGAAGCAAAAGGCTTTAGCGGAAAGCACGGCGGCTCTCAATGAGGCAAAGAAGGCTGAAACGCTCGCTTCGTTGGAGAATGAAATTGCTTTAGGAAAAGAAGCAGGAAGTTATGATAAGTGTAAGGAAAGTATCCTGGCGGCTTACAATGAAGGATCTATTTCCGCCGAGGAATGTAGGGATTTGCTTGCTAAATCAATGAGCGAAATGAGCGATGCTGCTCAGAAAACATTTATGGAGGACATTCCTGGGGATATTAAGGCCGGTTTGGATCCCAATAAGTATGAAACCACAAGAAAGAAAATGGGCGATTGGTTTAAAAAGGTTGGAAAAGGCTTCGTTGAGAACATTTGGCAACCGGTGAAAGACATTTGGAATAATCATATTGCTAAGTATTTCACAGCAAAATGGTGGAGCGATTTAGCAAAAGGCGCTATCAATGGATTCTTGAAACGGATATTCGATGGATTAAATTCTTTGATTGATAAGCTAAATGCATTTGGATTCCAGTTGCCTGATGTTCTAGGTGGAGGACGTATTGGGTTCAATATAAAAAGACTTGAAGTGCCGCAGCTGGCAAGGGGCGCAGTACTTCCCGCAAACAAGCCTTTCCTGGCAATGGTTGGTGATCAGCGGCACGGAACAAACGTCGAAGCGCCACTCTCAACAATCCAGGAAGCCGTTGCTCTGGTTATGACAGATCAGACACAGGCGATTCTTGCCGGCTTTGAGGCGTCAGTTGGTGTACAGCGGGAGATCCTGGAGGCTGTGCTTGGTATCCAGATCGGCGATGATGTGATTGGCAATGCAGTTGCCAGATACAGCAGAAAGCAGGCTGTAATGCGAGGAGGTGCGCTGTGAGATTCTTTGAAGATTACCTGATCGACGGACAGCCTATGCTCGTTCCGGATGCAGATGTGTCATTGTCCTTTGCGGATCTGGACTCCTCGGATTCCGGCCGAGATGAAAGCGGCATTATGCACCGCATCGTAGTACGGGAGCGTGTGGCCACGTGGGGCTTTAACTATTCTCAGCTTACAGTGGAGGAATACCGGTATATGCGCTTACTGTTTGCCGGCAAATCTGAATTTTACTTTACCCACCGTGATTTAGATGGCAATCTTGTTGATACGAGAGCCTACTGCTCCAACGAAAGCATTACATACCATAATGCCCGGCTGGGGCTCTATAAGAACCTGAAATTCAATATTATTGAGTGCTAGGAGGTGGCGCTGTGTTAAAGACACTCATAGTGCTGCCGGATGGCACGGAACTGTTCTCCGGCCGAGGAACAGAGAATGCGATAATCAGCTCCACAATAACCGAATGTGTAAATGGAGCTCAGGAATTAACCCTGGGCTCTGTTTGCTCTAATATGGTGGAGGCGCAGCTGCTGACACCCAATGGCGCGCTTTCCGTCAACGCAGGAGACGAGATCGCAGTCTACAGAGTAGAAGATGATAGAGCACGCCAGAAAGTAGGATTGTTTACCCTGGAAAAGCCGACCCGGTCCAGCGCAAACAAGCTAAGCATTACCGCCTATGACCGTATTAGCTGGCTAGACAAGGATCTTACCCAGTGGCTTGCGGCCCGCACAGGCTGGCCATACCGTCTGTATGATTTTGCCAGACTGGTCTGCAGCGCCTGTGGACTTGAGCTTCTTAATGAGGAATTGCCCAATGGCGATTATCAGATCCAGAAGTTTTCTGCGGACGGTATCACCGGCAGACAGCTTATGCGGTGGATTGGAGAGATCGCCGGCAGATTCTGCAGAGCGACGCCGGATGGCCAGGTAGAGTTTGCGTGGTATACAGCCATTTCTTCCCCTTCCATCGGTACGAATAGTGCTACTGAGATGGAAGTTAAATATACCCCAAGTACTGGGGATCTGTCTTTTGAATCTGCGAAAATCAGTGTCATTGCCGACAACGGCAACGTGGAGATCTCATCAGATCTCCTTGCTGTTGTGGAGTATGCCGACGGCAATGTAGTGCTGGAAAGCTATGGCACATACACACAGCTGTATTACTTCCAAAACAGTCTATCCTATGAGGATTACGCCGTAAAGAAAATTGAGAAGGTGCAGATCCGGCAGAACGAGGAAGATGTGGGGACAATATACCCCGATGATACAGGTGAGGCAAATACCTATATCATCACCGGAAACCATTTGCTGACAGCATTAAGTGCAGAGGCCCTGCAGCCGATCGCTAAGGCACTGTATGAGCAGCTGAAGGATGTATCGTATACACCCTGTAAGGTGTCTATCCCTACGCATCTAGGCATCCAGGCAGGCGATATCGTGAAGATAATCGACCGGAACGGAAAAATTATCACTGCCTATATTATGACCAGGACACAGTCCGGACAGAAGATGACGCTGGAATGTACCGGCTCTGCCAAAAGGGATAGTACCACTGTTGTCAATAACCGCACCTATGAGACGCTTGCCGGTAAGGTCCTGAATCTAAAGATGGATGTGGACGGTCTGCAGGTGGAAAACCGGAAAGGGGAACAGGAGTTTGCAAAACTGAATTTGCAGGTCAGCGGCATTGCTGCCGAGGTCTCCCGGCAGAGCGCCCAGCAGGGAAATCTGACT